TCCTGAGGCACATAGCCATAGGAGATCGACACAGATTGCCCGGAGTCCGTAGCTGAGAAGGTGTAAGTCCCTGCGCTGACCGCGTATTGCCCAGCGCCAGGCGGGGTTGAAATCGGTGTGAGCGGCGCCCCAGTCGCGGCGTAAATCACACCGAGATCCGATCCCCAAGGCCCGTAAGGCGAAAACGCCGCGAGCTGGGCAGGAGAGGCTGCCGGAACTGTTTGCGTCTCGCCTTGGACTGCATAACCGGCGCTGTACGATACAACGAGACTCTGCCGTCCCGGCGGGTAGTCATGGCCAAACAAGTCGAGCGCTTGCGGTCGCCCTGGAGGAACGCCGTCGTCCGGCTCGAGGACATAGCCGAATGACGGATCCGGGTCGGCGTTCGTGTCGGGTCGCACGCTCATTCCGCGCCACGTCACCGAGCTCACTTGCAGCACCGGCCACTGTCGCAGGGTGATGCGACTGGTCTCAAGATCGATCGTCTCGTCAAAGGAACGCGGCAGTAGGCTCGGGCGGCTGAGCCACGCGTAGATCGAGCGGCTCGCCGCGGTGATAAGCGCGGTGAGCGTCGCATCGTTTGGGCCGGGCGCGGACGGCAGTCCGAGCCAGGCTTTCAAGGCCGCGAGATTGGTCAGATCGAATGGCGACATGCAACGCTCGCGATGACGGGCCAGAATGGGAACGACCGCGCATGCGCCCCGCCTCTCAGCGATGCGCCAAGCGCGGCCGAGCGTCAGCCGTTGCCGATGTTGGTGAGGATGCCGATGCCGAATGAGGCGTATATGGCCAAGACCTCTTCGGTGTAGACGCCGAACTCGCGCCGACGGCTGCGGACCGGCCAATCGACGCGATAATAGTCGCGACGCGTCAGCACCTCGGCGACATTGGGCGTCTCGTTCGATTGATACCACGTTGGCAGGCGTTCGCAGTACGCCAGGATCGTGCCCGGCGGCAGGTCGGGATGAACATTGAGAGGAATCTCGACGCCGGTAAACGGATTGTAGTACCAGCGCACGACGCCGGAGGCGGCGAACTCATACGGCGCGGATTGAGACGCTTCCACATTGTACCGGACCAGCGGACCGGAAGCGTTTGTCAGGCACTTCGCCGTGATGTTCTTCTGCTCCTGGGCGTTGACATAGATCACGGTCGGCGACAGCCGAAACGTGTTCCACATCTGCATCAGCATATTGTCGATTTCGACGATCGAGCCTCGACCCGACGGCGTCAGGAACGTGCCCGTCCCCGCAATGCCCGACGGCAATGCCTGCACGAACGAGTTGGTCGACGGGTTGAAGCCATCGGTGAGCAATCCGTCGAACGCGAGCCCCGGGTTGCGGGAGTTGTCAGCAGTGATGGCGGTCGCTGCCTGCTGACCCGCAGTAATAAGAGGCGTGTTGAAGGCGACGCTGTTGATCGTGGTGATCGCCTGCAGCGTCTCCGAGCCCGCGGCCCCGACATACCAAGCATAAGCGACGGCCCCGTTGACGAGGGGGACCGTCGCAAACAACGTCTGGCCGGCTGTCACAGCCTGAGTGACGTTGTTGCTGCGCAGCGAGGATCCGCCGCTCAGCGTATAAGTGTTTCCGTCGTTGCCGGTGATCGTCATCGTGGTCGCGACGCCGCCTGCGAGCGTCGAGTTGCGATACCCTTCAAACGTCAAGGCGACGACGATGACCGAATAAGTCGTAGCCGGCAGCGTCCCACCCGTGCCGGAGGCGCTCAGCGTGGGATTGCTGGGCTTGCCGAGCGCAAGCGAGGTGTTGCCGCCGAGCAGCGCCGTCTCCTCCTTGCGCATCGTCTTCTGCAAAATGCGCAAAGTGGCCGTAGCGTTGATGTCTTCGAAGCCCTGGGCCGCAGCCTCCGCTTCGAACGTCACCGTGTCTTCCTCGCCCAGCGTCACGTAAGGGAGGGTGACGGAGACCGCCGAATACGACATGCTCGCCGAACGCTGGCCTTCCGGAACCCAGCCCATCGCATCGAAGCCAGAACCGGTCGTGCTAAAGATCGAGCGCCAGTGAGCAGCGTCGCCTGGATTGAGGCGCGCCACGCGGGGAATTGAATTTCTCAATGGCGTGATCGTCGGATAGAGGTTCTTGGCGGGCGCCTGTAGGTCAAACGCCGTCAGACCGGTTGAGATCGTAACGTTTTTGGCGAGGGATTCCTTCATCAGACCCAGCGTTTCCTGGGTCGTCAGCGCGATATTCATGAGATCAGTCCTTTGGCGCGAATAGGGGTTAGCGGAGGATAGGGGCATGAGTAGATTGGCCAGGCGCGACTTTCGCGCGCCCGGTCGGGCTTCTGCGGGAGCCCTGGACCCTGTGTCTTTCGAGCGCGAGACGGCCGTGCTGAGCCACCGGGAACGCAAAGGGCGCCGCGCGACAGCGCCACAGGCGTGCCGGCCTGAGGTCACGATCGCTCGGCAGACTTCAGATGGCGGAGATCGAGGTTCGCGAACTTCGCACGCAGCTTGGCGCTTTATTGATTTGGCGCGAGCCCCGAGGCTTTCGTGAAGTAGGGTACAAGCGCGTTTTCGATCGCGAGGATGTCGACGCCAGCGGCGACCGCGTTGGTCGGAGCGCCCGCCGCGCAAATCGTTTGCGCCTGGGCGTATGCGTTCTTGGCGTTAGCGTTCATGGTCGCTGATGCTGGTCCGAGAGCGGGCAGCGCTGCGCAGACATTATTGTACGCGGTGGTGATGTCCGCCATAGCGGCGGGCGTGAGTTGTCCCGTGGAGGTGCACGCGGCTAGCGCGCCGCAGACGATTGCGAGGACGGCGACGGACTTAAAGCGGCTCATCGGAGGCTCCATTGAGGGCGAGACGGGCGCCGGGCAAAGGACCCACTGTGCGTGGCTCATGAGAATTGCGGCGGCCGAAGCTGCGAGCGGTCGACCGAACGCCGCCGTTAGCGAGGCGATGGTCCGCTTTAGCCTCGACCGCCGCCTCGCCGGACGCCGCGGCGTCGGCGATTCCGTCGGCTGCGACTGGGAGGGAAGTCGCGGCTCGGCGGGGTCTCGAAGCGGACGGTTAGGTGATGGCTCGGCCTATCGGCCGCGGTTCAGAAGGGAGGCGGCACGGGATTGGCGAGGCTGAGCTTGGTGAGCGCGAGCGCGCGCTCATGAGCTGGCAGCGAAGCCAGGCGCCGGACCGCGTCGTCGGCGCTGACCAGGGTCTCATCGGCGGTGTCGTCAGCCTTGGTTATCGAGCGCAGCGCGGCCTTGGCCGGCAGCGGCTGGGCTTCGAGCGCGGCGACGCGCTTCTTCATATCCGCAAGCGTGGGCGCAAGATCGTCGAGCGCCTTCCGCAGGCTTGCATTTTCCGCCGTCGCGCGGTCGAGCTTCAACGCTGCGTTGGTCAGGGCGGCGGCGGCCTTGGCGAGCGCGTTGGGCGCGTGCGCGGCCGTTCCCCTGCCGGAGAGGCCGGCGGCCTTATCGGCGGTTTCCGTCCAGCCGTCGGGCAGCGCGCCCTCAGCGCCGATCGCCTTGGCGCGCGCGATAATGTGCGCCTTGACGTCCGCTTTCTTGCCGCTTCGGTAGTAGTCCCTCACCGAGTTCTCAACGTCTTTGGCGGACCGGATCGGATAGGCGCCGTCGGGCATCGCGACGCCCTGTTCGGCGTCTTTCTCACGCGGTGCAGTCGCGAACCCGGCCTTGTCGGCGTCGAGCGCCTCATCGCTCGGATCGAGGTCCTCATCGAGGCTCGTATCGATCTGTTCGGCGCGCGGAGCGAAGCCGCGCTTTTCGACGACGCCGCCCTTGACCACGTCGAAGGTGGCGTCGGGCACACAGGGCAGATCGACGAGCGAGATTTCGTGCGGCTCTGCGGTGTAGCGGGTGAGGCCGGTGTCGGGATCCGCCCATCGCTTCACATAGCGGCCGCCCTGGCTGAAGCCGGTGTAGACGCCCTCTTGAACCTTTCGCCATTCGTCGTCGTCGACGATTTTTGCGCAGACCGCGATCCGCCGCGCGTCGTCGTCGAAGGCGATGTCGGTCAACTTGCCCGCGGCGACGGAACCGTGCATGGCGCGAACGGCGCCGAGCGATTTGCCGCCGCTAGCCGCGGCTGCTTCGGCCGACCATTTCTCGAAATGGGGCTTACTCGAAACGTAGTCGAAAATCTCGCCAGAGCGATCGGGCGTCTCCGCCGTAGCGACGCCGGTGACAAGGCGCTGGTCGAGATCGACCTTGGCGAGCGGCAGGAACAGGTCAAGAGCGGGCATTGAGGCTCCGAGGTGAAGCAGGCGGACGGCGCCTGGCGGGCGGGGCGCGCGAGGAGGGCACTGTCTGGAGGAGCAGGAAGGGCCGGGGCCCTCATCGCCGCCGCCACTTCTCCTACTATAATCAAATATGCCACGACCGGCGTAAGCAGTCAAGGAATTGTTCTCCTTTTGTTCTAACGCCGAGATTTGCTCAGGGCGCGGGTCTCAGCGTCGTGCGGGCGTGTCCGGAGGCGGCGAAGCGAGGGGGTCGCCGAGCACTTAACGTCGACACTCGTGGTTGTCGGGGCCGTTTTATCGCTCGCTACGCCCGGCGGCAGGTTATATATGCGCCGTCGAGATCTCGCCGAGCGCAAAGCTCTCTAGTCCCCACTGCCATCTGTCGTATTCGAGGAGAGTCTCTTCTAGCAAAGAGCTCTGTCTTTCGGGATGCGCATGCTGGACTGTTCATTCCAGTTCGTAGGAGAGCCTTCCGCTGGCGAGCCGTGTTTGGACGATCTCCTTCCTGTTCGCATTTTCGAATTTGTCGTGCGGAATAATGAAGGTCAGGGGGACCCCGCTCCTCTCATCGACAGCGTCGGCTGGAATTTCGGAGGCGGGGTAGCCAGCAAGATCGATTCCAGATCCCTCATCAACAGCAGGAGAATCAGGGCTCTTCTTAAAAGTCCTATCGTAGCACCAAGTGAAAGCGACAATCCATCTGTTCCCTTGGTCCTGAGATTGGAGCTCGGATAAGAATTGGCGCGCCTCCGCCAGGGCTTCAGGACTCACATCGATTTGCTTCGGCGGCACGAAATCAGTCGGGCGAAAGCCATAGGGGTTAGTGAACGTGTCAGGACTCATTTGCGTGCGCCTTTGTGGGTTGTTTTGTATTGCTGGAACCGTGGTTGGCGGACCGGAGGACAGCCACCACCCCCTCGGAAGGTTCTTCTAAATTTCATACCGTTGAAGCACTCGTAATCACAGATGGAAAGTTTGTTTCCGTATTCGTCTGCGGCGACGCCTATGCCGGTCGCAATGCATATTGGAACAATTGCAGCGCTGTGTGCAGGGCTGCGGTTGTCGCCCCGCGCTGGCGTGGCATCGATACCGCCCGCATCCGACATCACCGTATGGTTGCTCGCGACCTGGACACCCGTGGGCCGCGGCTTGCGCGTCGGGCTGCCTACGGGTCCGGCCGCATTGTTCGCCGTCGCGAACTGGCCGTGCTCGTCATGATGCGGATTGAGCTTCCCCAACCTTGCCCCCGCCTTGCCTGGCGCCCCGCCTGCCGGCGCGAGGCCTAGGTCGGCGCGAGCCTCCTCGCGCGTCTTGATGCCGGCGCCGACCAGGATTTGCAGCGTTTGCGCCTGCTCGAGCGGATCGACCGCGTCGTCGCCGACCCACACGAACTCCAGCGAAGGTTCGTTCATGCAGACGCAAATCACATGGTCGAGCGCGTTCTTGACCCACGCCTTCAGCGGAACCAGCCCCTCCTGCGTCGCCTGCTGGCGCAGCGTCTCGCCGGTCGCGCGGTTGACCTGCGACACGAAGGGCGAAACGGGGACCGAGAAGGCATAGCAGATGAGCCGGGCCAGCCACTCGTCGTACTGGTCCTTGAGGGGCGGCTGACGGGCTTCGATGAGCTTGAAATCGGCCGGCATGAACTTGGTCTGGCGCCTTCGCGCCAGATTGCCGCTCATCAGGGCGTCAAAATAGTCCTGGAACGAGCGGATCTGATCGGCGGTCCATTCCTTCGGCAGCGTGGCGAAGGCGTCGGGCGTCGAGCCCGCGCGGTAATAATCGAGCGTGGCGGCGTCGCGCCTGAGCGCGATGTTGACGGTGAAGGCGATCTGCTCGACCGGGCTCATGCCATAGAGCCGGTGCGCGCGCGGATTGCGCGGCAGATAGAGCAGTTCCTCGGCGGAAAAGTCGGCGGCGGGAATCCCTTTGAGGATCTGCTGGTAAGCCGGGTCGGGCGCCTCGGGCGCGCGCCCGTCCTCCCCGATCAGCGGCTTGATCGTCGCCCCGTCGATGACGTCGAGCGCATAGAGCGAGCCGCCGCGATTGTAGCGCGGATAGAGGGTCGCCGCGTCGATGACCAGCATGTCCTCGAGCAGCATCCTGACCCAGTCGGCGAACGAATGGCGCCGGTCCGGGCGGACGAAAAAGCGCGTCACGGCGTCGATCGCCTGCGAGGTTGCGGACGAGTCGCTCCGGTCGCGCGTGCGGATGGCGAAGCTCTGCGCCGCAATCTGGTCCTTGCGGGTCTCGATCACCGCCCGCAGGAGCGGAAGCGCGTCGGCGAGAGCGCGCAATTCAGCGAATGAAACTCCGTCGTCCGAGCGCGGGACATAGTTGAGGTTGGCGCCGAACGGATAGTCCCACTGCCGCCCCTTGACCTCCGGCGGCGCCATTGGAGCCAGAGGCTGCAGCGGCCCGAACCACGTGTCGGGCGAAACGCCGGTGATCACATAGCGGGCCGCATCGGCGAGGCGGGCGAACACACTTGGGGGCAGGGCGCGTCTAACGGGTTCCGACATGGGATCGTTTCCTTAGACCTCTCTCCCATGCGACTCCGGCTTTCGACGGGCATAGCGGGAGAGTGGTGTTGAAATTATGCGGGCAAGAGCCAGGGAAGGAGTGTCAGCGAGCGTCTTCGCTTTCCGTTAGGGATTGGCCTCTTATCCTGCGCGCGCGACGCTCATGCGAGCAGGGGAGCGTGATGCGTAGATCGATAGGCCTGGCCGCCATTGCGGTTTGTGTGCCGGCGGCCGCTCTCGGTCAGCCGCGCTGGACCTTCTGCATCGCCTCGTCAAAGACGGGCGCCGACGTCTGGATCAGCGACGTCTTCTTCGCCGAGCGCGATCGCGTCGAACTCGAGAGCGCGTTCAAAGCCATGCTGGAGCGTACGGGCGTTGCGGGCGCGGACGCCCAATGCCCGCAGCCGCGTGAGGACAAGACGGAAGCCGTCAACGCCGAGTTCGAGGCCGAGGAGTTCAACCGAAAGCTCGGCGCGACCCTGCACGCCGCGAACGATTTTCCGGCCAGGCGCTAGAATTCGCTACTTGCTTCGTTCGCGCGTTAGCCGGTGCCGCCTCGCACCCAGAACTCATACATCCCCCCCGCACTCCCGCGGCCCATTCCGAGCAGGTCGGCCAGCGCCCACACCAGCGCGTCCGCCCGGTCCGGAGAGAAGCCCGCGGCCCGGCGGTCGAAATCGGGGGTCAGCGCGCACAGCTGGTCCTCGAGTTTCATGAACGCCCCCGCGTGGAACACGAGGCCACGTTCGTAGGCCGCGGCGATCGGCTCGGCGCGCAGGAATTTCCCGCGCGTCGCGTGAACCGCGCGCACTGGCAGGTTGGGCTCGCTCTGGCGCAACACCTCGGCCACCATGTCGCCGCCGTTGTTGATTTCGGCCACGACCCGGTTCGCCTTGAAGCCGCGAAAGGCCGCGCCGACCCGCGCGCCCCAGGCGCCCGGCGTTTCGCCCTGGCTCGTCAAGTCGGCGAGCACATAGAAGAGGCCGCTTTCCGCTTTGGCCGCGACAATGAGCCCGCATTCGTCGGACTTCGAGCCCGAGCGGGCAGGCGGATCGACCGCGATCACGATCTCGGCGAATTCCTTCGGCGCTGATTCCGGAGCGACGCGCTGGCGCTCGATGAGCGCGCGCGTCCACAAAGCCCCAGCCGCCTCCTCGACGATCTCGGCGAACAGTTCCTGCCGCCCGATGGCGCGGCCCTCGTAGCGGGCGGTGATACGTTCGAAAAACGCGCGCGCCAGATGAGCCTTATTATCGAAAGTCGAGCCGCGGGTGACGATCGTGTCCTTGCCGGCGGCGAGCGCCTAGATGATCTTGCTCGGGCGTGGCGTAGTGGTGACGATCGCCTGCGGCTTATCGCCGAGCCTCAACCCCAGCATCGCCTGGTCGAAGGCGTCGGGCTGTCGCCAGGCGGCGAGCTCGTCGCACCACAACTTCATATGTTGCTTGCCTCTCAGCCGATCGGGCTCTTCGGCCGAGAACAGCGCGCTCACCGCCCCATTCGGCCATTCCAGCCTGAGATCGGCGGCGAGGAAGCGCGGGCGTTCGTCGCGGCGGCAGCAGGCGAGAATGCCGGAATCGCCTCTCACCATGATGTCGCGGGCGTCGGCGAGGGTCGCGCCGATCAGGTTGACGATCGGGTAGGCTTGCGCCCAGCTGCGCACGG